TATAATTTAGGTGGAGGCAATTTGAAAGCATCCACTATGTTAAAAGTATTAAATGCAGGTGATTATGATGAAGTACCAAATCAAATGCTTAGATGGAATAAAGCAGGGGGTAAAGTGCTTGAAGGACTAACTCGAAGAAGAGTAGCCGAAGGAAATATGTTCTGTGGAAAGGATTGGAAGTGAAAGAACTATATTATAAAATACTGAGGTATTTATATCCCACATATAAGTTAACTGTTAGTTATAATGCTATATTCGGAGACGCTGATGATACAACTTATATAGTTCGAAAATTTAACGCAAAAGAAGAAAAATACCTAAAGTTTCAAACCGAGGAAGGAGATACGATTGAAGTCCGAGGAGCAGAAGGACTAAACTACAGAATAGAAGAAATATGAGAAATCCTTTGTCAATGTATGAAAATTCAAAAACATGGCAGGATACATCAGATGCTTGGGTAAAAACAATGCACGAGAGCAATGCTCGTAAAAGAGCAAAGTTTGGCAAGTGCGAACACGATGACTTTGGTTGGTGTGAAACCTGCTTAGTCACAGTAGAGGGAGAAAGGATAGTAGAAGTATGAATCAATTTTATATAGGAATAATTGTAGTGCTAGGACTAGGTGGATATTGGCTATACAACGAGAATGTCACACTAAAAGCAAACAATCTAGCATTAGAGGGAGCAATCGCTACCCAACAAGAAGCATTAGACACAATGACTAATGACTTTGCTTTACAAACAACACAACTGAACGAGATGACAATAAAGAGTCAGAACGCTCAAAGGGAACTGAATAGATATTCAGAATTTATAAGAGAATATAAACTGACTGCCAAAATAATGGGCGACCCAGTTGATATGCAAAGGAAGATAAATAATGGAACAAAACACATTATGGAAGAAATCGAGAAACTCAGCGTTGTTGTTGATGACCTTGATGATGGGCTCCAGCTGCAGCCTAATTCCAACTAAACAGATAGAAGTAGTAGCAAAACCAATGGAGAGGACGATAGTTCAACCTATCATGCCTCGTGAGATAGATTTAAAAGAGGTAAGATGGTTAACCATAACGCCTGAGAACTTTGAATCACAATTTAAAGTTATCGAAGACCAAGAAGGGGAGTTAGTCTTTCTTGCAATGACCATACCTGATTATGAAGTTATGGCATATAATATGCAAGAACTAAAAAGATACATTACAGAACTCAAGGATGTCGTAGTATATTACCGAGAGGTAACGACAGCGGATTTAAACAATGGAGAAAGTAAACCTAAATAACCAGCAAGTAGTGGCTAAATTACATTACTTAGCTATGTTTTGCTATAAACAAGTAGCAACATATAATAAACACCCAGCACCAGATGTATCATTTAAAAGGTTAAAAGATAAGATGGCTATGTCAACACCTACAGTAGATAGAACAAATACTATAGATTATACAAAGCGTTATCCCTCAGAAGAATTACATAGTGCAGTCAATGCATTTTTAGGTGCAATGAAGTTAAGCACTGATACAGCTAATTGGTATGTAAGTGAGATTGCCGTGCAACCAAAGAAATGGGGTTGGACAGCATGGAACAACAGTCATCTAAAGAAAAGAAAGTTTATAAGATTTATTTATAATAGAGGTACTGGAGTGACACATTGGGTTGGAGATGGACAAATAAAGAAAATACCAGACCAACACCAAGGAAAAGACTGGACAGTATTAGCAGGTAGCATGGAGGGAACTCAATGGTTAGCAGATAGAAACACAGGGTTAGAACACCCTAGATTTGTATTTGAAATATCAATCCCTTCAAAGAACTTACACGAATGGGAAGCAGCAAAAGAGGTTATCCGAAATGTTCAGTAGGTTTTGGGAAATGTTACAGTGGCGAAGAGCCATGAACCAACACTCAGACTGGTTTGAAAAGCATGAACCAGCACAAGACAGATTTGAAGAAAATGAAGAATGGCTAGAAGAATTAGAAGATAGAGTAATAAAGTTAGAAGAAAATAGCCACCCATGTAAAGAACTCCACGAGTTTGATGCATACCCAGAATTAATTAATAGAATAAAACAATTAGAAGCAAGGGAGGAACTTGGAACCAAAGAGGTTAATAGCGAAAAACAGTAGTCCAATAACTACATATTTAATGACCAAAGAGGGTTTAGAAGAAACAACATCTAAACCTATGGATGCAGCGATACAGTTAATTTGTAGAGCAGTGAAACATGAGAGAGTTCAGAAACACCTTGCACAATCATTCAATAACAAAGGATTACTAGACCCAGTTATAGTGATACCCAACACATATCCTAACTGGTATCAGTCGCAAAGACAGGTAAAAGACCACCAACCGTGGCTAAAATCCTACCCCCTCCTCGCCTATACAGGCAATCAAAGATTAAGTTTAGCTAGAAAGTTAGGCTATGATACTATTACTTGTATTTTAGCAGAAAATGTGGAGTGGGCACATTCTTATCAACTAACATTGCAAGATGGAGTAATTAATAATGAAATTATTAGTGAGTAAGTATAAAACACATGACATTGTAGGACACATACCAGACTTTTTAACAGAAGAAGAGTGCGATAGTTTGTTTGAAATAAATAAGAATATGAAGTGGAAGTATGCTGCCACAAGATACTCAGGGTATAACAGTAAGATTAGAAAATGTAAAAAGAGAAGTAATGTAGAGTTCCCATTCTATGACAGACTAATAAAAGCTGTTAACTTATATAATGATAGGTCATATAACTTTCATTTACATCAAGAAAGAAAATGGCACGAAATAAACATGGTTAGATATGACGAAAAGGGAATGTTCTTTCGACCACATCGTGACCATAGACCTAGTTTACAAGCTATGTCTAGTAATACAGTACGAAAACTAAGTTTAAGTATACAATTGAGCCACTCTGAAGAATATGGTGGTGGTGATTTAGAAATTGTAGAAAGTTATACTGTTCCTGATGTATATATGGACAGTAATTTTCTACCAGATAGTATGAAAGTGAGAGAGAATTTTAGACATAGTTTCCCATCGATGAGAAAAAAGGGAAGTCTAACTATTTTCACTAGCATACACGAACATGAGAGCAAACCACTAGAGTGGGGCAAAAGAGATATAATAGTAGGATTTATGAGAGGTAAAGGTGCAACTTACTAAACAAGTAAAAGAAGTAGTTAATGGTATAGCTGATTATGGTATATACCAACATGAATATATGTTTCCATGGATGGACTCATTTTTATTTTATAGGAGAGACTCCAGAGATGACTATGAAACTTCAACACCTGAGTATCAAGATAATCGTGATGATTTTCTTGACTTCTTTCGTAAAGTAGGAAAACAATACAAAACTCCTCCTCTCTTTGATATCATGACAGCTAAACATTCAGGCAAGGGATTACATATTCCTAGTAAGGATGCGACTATAATATATGCATTGAAAGGAGATATAAGAATATTAGTTTCTGAAAACTTTTTAAGACTGCTACATACAGTAGCTATATATGATTACGATTTATATAATTATAAAAGTAGAAATATAAAATTGAATGTTATTGCAGAGGGCAGTATATTTGTTATAGGTAATAGATATGCACATTGTTTGCACATGGAAGAAGGACAGGAGGTATTGTATGCGAGATACAGTTAAACTATTTGTAGGAACAAGTGACCTTCATGATGATTTAGCACAAAAGATTTATTTGTATACAATACATAAAAATGCAACAATGCCTGTAGAAGTAGTATTCTTACGACCAAGTGACTTTCCAGGGTGGAATAGAAAAACTTGGGGCACTCCATTTACTTGTTATAGATATGCAGTTCCACATCTAATGGGATATAAAGGAAAAGCACTCTACACAGATACAGATATGATTAACTTTAGAGACATAGCTGCACTATATAATACAGACTTAGAAGGAAAAGCATTTGGAATGGTATGGGATGCATTACAAGATAATGGTAAAGCAGGAGCTCATATGGGATATCCAAGAGGTTTCTGGTGTGATAGTGTACTTTTGATAGATTGTGAGAAAGCAGAAGAGTTTGTAGACCCCATAGACGATATAATTAATTGGAATAAAAACTATTCTTATAAGTGGCAAGTCATGAAAAAATTAGGTAGTCCACATAAAGAAAAGACAAAAGAGTTAGTTCATATGTTAGACGCTAGATGGAATGTCTTTGATGGAACGAATCCCTCAGCAATACCTAGAGGGTATGATTTATGGAGTAAAACACCTCCTGCATGGGAAGATAAAGAAAATTTAGAGATGGATATGATTTGGCAATTACATTTAACAGCATTGAGTTACCAACCATGGCATCCAAAGTATACACCTCATGCAAAGGCTACTCATCCTAGACCTGACCTAATGAGAGAGTGGTGGAGGTTAGCAAAAATTGTCAATTACCTTTGATAACTTAATTAACCCTATCTCTCGTGAAAGATTTTTAGACGAGTATAAAGGTAAAAAACATTTTATAATTAAGTCAAAAGATAATATATTTGAAAACCATTTTAGTTGGAAAGAATTTGACAACTATTTGAATCAAATAAATGTCGGTAGCTGGGACAGGACTCCCCAATTACAAATAGTATTACCAGATGGTAATAAGTGGTGTAAGAAGAAGTCCAAAAAGAAGTATAGTAGAGAACAGATATTAGATTTGTGGAACAGAGGAAGCAGTTTCATACTTACATTAAGTGAGTTCTTAAATGAAAGTATGTGGAAACAATGCCAAGAGTTTGAAAAAGTATATGGAATAGGTCAAGCTAATATATACTGTAGTAAGCGTAGGGATGCACATTGTTTTCCAATACATGCTGACTCCACGGACAATTTTTTATTTCATGTATCAGGCAAGATACGCTGGTACATTTATAAAGAGTTTAGTAAAGACCTTGGTCACGATAGATTGAAAGACGCTACAGTTGAAGAAGTTGTAGAACTAGACGAGGGTGATTTACTATATATCCCGAAAGGGAAATTTCATAGAGTTGATACTCTAAGTCCAAGATTATCTATCTCTTTTCACTTTCAGGAAGCAAAGCCTGGAAAGCCTTATCGCAGAAGGGAGTGGTATGACTGGAAACCATAGGAGATTACTATGGCAACAATTGAGAGTGATAACAGTAGAAATGAAGTTCAGATAGACTTAGATAAGTATATGAAGCTAGTCGATAAACTCGATGAAGCTGAAGACTTAATTGCTAAGATGAAAGAAGACCGTGCTCGAATGCAGCCCGGCAAGCGTAAGTTCATGGACTTATTCTTAGACCATAATGATATAAATGAAAAAGCTATCATTGGTTTTATTTCTTTCTTCTTAATGACAGTGTTCGGAATCTGTGACCTAGTCACAGCATTCATGGGACAAGACTTAGTCATATCCGATACTATTTATACTTCTTTCGTTATAGTAACATTAGGAGCATTTGGTATATCTGAGGCTGGTAAAGCCTTTGGAGGCAAATAAAAATAGTTCTTGACAACAGATAAAAATTTCTGTATAATATATATTATGGAAAATCAAGAAAGAAAGACAGTTCAAATGTGGAATTCAGATACCAAGTCCTTTGAGACATGGTATTGGGATGACTGTGAGTTTTGTGGACACTTAGTAGACCACATAACAGGTGAATGTCCGAAATATAAATGCTGGATATAAGATGAACTTATTTTACTTAGATAAAGACCTTGACAAGTCTGCACAATATCATGTTGACAAACATATTGTCAAAATGCCACTAGAGGCAGCACAACTTTTGTGTACTGCTGTGTGGGTAGACCAAGTTCTTGGTTTTGTGCCTCGTGCATTGAACAAAGAAGAGAGCAAGGTTCTAAATGAAGAAAAGGCAAAGATTAAACATTTGCCACTAGAGGAGAGACCAATCACTCCGTACTTGCCGATGATGTATAATCATCCCTGTACAATTTGGACTAGGTCTAGCCTCGACAACTTTGAGTGGGTGCACTGCTATGCAAATGCACTCAATGATGAGTATTATTATCGTTACGGTAAGTTGCACAAGTCAGTTATGGAAGTAGTAAATAAACTACCCGAGCCAAAGAATATGCCTCGTTTAGGCGAGACACCTTTCGGTATGGCAATGCCAGATGAGTTGAAAGACGAAGATGATGTTGTCGGTAGTTATCGTTTATACTACCATACTGACAAAGCGACCTTTGCCAAGTGGTCATATCGAGACAATCCCCATTGGTGGGATGAAGGTCTCGCATGGTATGACAAGAGAATAACAAGAACATGAAAAAAATAAAATCAGGAGTATATACTTTCTTTGTGCCTAGCAACTTACAAAGTACGGCACTAGAAGAATATTTAACATCAAGAATGAAGTTTCTTAAGCATCGTAGACAATTAATTATGAGAAAGTCTGATGGAACAGAAACTCATCTAGGAACAGGAGTAAGATTACATGGCAAAAGACATTCCTCTTGAAACGCTATTGGGCATAACTAAAGAGCCAGTTGAGACAATGTCTCATGCTGATATGCTTAGGCAAAATTTAAACAAACAGAAAGCTGAAGCTGAGGCAGAGATTGCTTTGCTTGAAGGTCAGCTAAACAATAAAAAAGAATACCTTGCAAAAATTGAAGGTGGATTAGATGTACTAGATGAACTACAAAAATGATTGTAGTTCAAGACAATTTTTATCCTAATCCTGAGGAAGTTAGAGAAAAAGCTCTACAAGAGTTTTTCTTTCCTGGGGTCAAGGGTAAACGAATTATGTTTCCAGGTCAAAGAACTATAAGTTCTTTTTCTAACGAAAACTTTGTATATGTAAAGAATAGATTAGAAAAAATCTTAAACAGAAAAATTATACACTTTGCAAAAAGAAATAGTAATACTGCCTTTACATTAGGACTAGAAACGAAAGAGTATAAAAATTGGGTACATCATGATTTCGCTAACTATACTGAAAAAACAACTAAACTTATGGATGGAGAAGCATGGGCAAGTGTGTGTTATCTAACACCAAATGCTCCTGTAACTCATGGAACAGGTTTATTTAGAGATAAAGAAAAACAATCAATACAGTGCAGGGATGATTTAAGAATTAGTATGGAAAGTTTCACAGGAACTTGGGAGCAGAAAGAAAACTCCTCTTGGGAACTACATACATATGTAGGTAATGTATATAATCGATTGGTTATGTATCCTGCAACATATTGGCATGCTCCATTCAACGCAGGTTGGGGGCATGATAAAGAAACAGGCAGACTGGTACAGGTTTGCTTTTTTAGCACAGAAAAACAATGAACAAATTTAACGAAGAAACAGCATTAAATATGTTGAATAACCATATTATTCAAACTTATAATAGTCATTATAGTATGGAAAAGATACAATCAACAGAGTTCGTATTTGACGCAGGTCATGGGGAAGGGTTTTGCTTAGGAAATATCATAAAGTATGCCCAACGATATGGCAAGAAGAATGGAAAGAACACAGATGATTTATTAAAAATTCTACATTATGCTGTAATGCTATTAGGGAAAGAAATTGAGAATCAAGAAACACGAAAACATAACGAAAGTTAATGTTGCAAAAGTAATCGGTCTATTAGAGGCTGAGAAACCTATAACTAAAAAGGAAGCATGTAGTATTCTGAATATTAGTTATAACACTACACGATTAGGCAATATCATCGACCAACATAAAGAAGATTTAATTCGTACTATGAAGATGAAAGCCAAGTTAAGAGGTACTCCTGCTACAGACGGAGATATAAAGTTTGTAGTTCAAGGGTATTTACAAGGTGATAATGTGTCTAACATAGCAAAGAGAATATATCGTTCTCCTGCTTTTGTAAAAGCCATTATCGAAAGAATCGGAGTTCCAATGAAGCTCCCAGAAAGCGACCATAAAGCAATAAGAGAAGCAATGCTACCAGACCAATGTATGTCTGAGAGCTTTGAAGAAGGAGAAATAGTATGGGCAATTCGAAAGAATTACCCAGCAAAAGTAATAAGAGAGATTAGTCCTCAGTGGCAAGTAGACCATGAGGGATATAATTGTCAAGGCGATATTACAAAAGCCTGTAATTATGAGGAGAAGTATGGAGCAAAAATGTATTTATTATACACTATTGAAACTACTGATCTGAGCGATACATTCTTTCCTCATTTACGATACGCAGGAAAATACACCCTTCAACTAGCTTATGATATAGGAAGCTTAAGGCATTTAGAAAAATATGGAGTCGACATATACAATATTTAATTACATACTGGCATTTTGGATGGCAGGAGTAGTTCTAGCATTTTGGCAATTGTACCTACCTTCTATGAAGTTGGTAAGAGTTATGTCGCCTAATAATATGATACTACAATGGCAGTGGTTAACTGGAATAATATTTATATTATTTAGTCTTTTTTGCTTACCATTTTTAGTTCTTGTTTTACTAGATGACAAAAGAAAAGAACATTTTATGCGAGGGTTTGTCCCCGCACTTATAGGAGAAAAAGATGAGTAATTATAGAGAAAGATTAGTTAAAGCTCTCATAAAATTTTATGAGGGTGGTATAGAAGCACACAAAGTAAATATTGAAGTGCTACTAGGTTCTCATGTAGGACTTGCAGAACATGGCGATATTATAGAAACACTAGATGCAGAAGTAGAGAAACTATCTTCACTAGAAGATAAACTCGCAGTTCTTGTTAAGTATTTCAAATGAGAAAGACAGAAGTAGAAATACTAAAAGAGATGGTAGCTGAACAAACTAAACAGCTATATGAGTTGTATATACAAGTAGAGAAACTAAACAAGAAACTACAGGAACAAAATGTCCAGTCTAATACTAAAGGATAAAAAGAAAACCATAGGGGTAGTAAGAAATCCATATGAGAGAGCAGTTACTGAATACTTTTATGCTTTTAATTATATAGGCTTTGACAAGTGGTGTTTAAAGTTTCCTCTTGAAGCACAGACAAAACTTTATAAAGATTGCGACTACATAGTTAATTTTAGTGCTTGGAAAGATGAGTTGAAAGAACTCAACCTACATCCAAAAGATACATCAGTTTTAGAGGATGTTAAGATTGTAACAGATTGGAAAAGATGGTATACAATTAAGAGCAAAACTAATATAGCCGTACTATATAAGGATGATATAATGACCTACGGTCATAGCTTCTAAAAAATAGTTCTTGACTCATGCTTAAATTTCTTGTATAATATATTTATATTAAGGAAATAAGCAATGAGCGACAGGTTTTACACACAGATGCTAGAGACCACAGGTTGGTGCCCTGGTTATCGTAATACTTCCACTCTTGCCGAATACAAAACAAAATACACATTAAGGAAAAAAAGAAAAATGGCTTGGACAGACGAATTAAAAGCTCAAGCAGTAGAGATGTATACTGCAGAAGAACCAACTCCAGAAACAAGTATGGAGATTGTTAAAATGATTGCAGACGAATTAGGCGAGAGCCCAAATGGAGTTCGTATGATTTTGACAAAAGCAGAAGTTTATGTAAGAAAAACACCTGCTCCTAAATCTGGTGGAGGTTCGACAGGTGGCGGCAGAGTTAATGTAGCCGTTGCTCAAGAAACACTTACAAGTGCAATAAGCGATGCTGGTGAAGAGCCAGACGCAGCTATCATAGGCAGACTCACAGGGAAAGCTGCTATGTACTTTGCAACACTAATCAATAAACTAAACGATTAACTACCCCTGAGTGTGGGCAGTCTACGGACTGTCCGCATATTTTTGCATCTATAAAAAGAAGCTCGAAACAACCAAACCATTGTTGGGACGCTAATAGATATTAACTACCCACAAGGATACGGATGAAGAAAGACGATTTTACTAAAACAGTAACGGATGCAGGTGATGCAATAATTACCTACCGAAGTCAAAACAGTCGCAGACTGAAGTATAATGTCTGCACTATGGATTTTGATAACAAATACATACAAACTAAAAAGAACAGGGCGAAACCAAATAAAACTCAAATGTTATTATTTTGTTGGGACACTGATTCTTTTAGATTATTGCAACCATCAAATGTAACTTCTATTGTGCCTCTAGCAAGGATATTGAAAAATGATAGAAATACATGAAGCACCCCCTGTTTACGAAAGGGAAATACACTATAACCAAGACAAGAATGAAAAAGTTTTCGTTATGGTCAATACTTTTCGTGGAGAGGAATACTTACACATAAGAAAATATTACCAAGACTTTGATGAACAATGGAAACCTACAAAGAATGGTATAGCAATTAAGATGGATTTTGATAATACTCGTGGTTTATTCGATGCCTTAGTAGAAATCCTTTCCATATCTGAAGTAAAAGATGTTCTGTCAACTCATTTCAAAGAGACTCTAGACAACATCTATCAAAAATAGTTCTTGACACAATCCCGAAAATCGGATATAATATACATATGAATAAACAACTAGAAGCATATTTACGCATATGCAATCAAGCATATGTAGAGGGCAACCCTCTTATCCCAGATGAAGTTTATGACCGACTTGTTGAAAATACACAGTTGGAAAATGAAGTTGGGAGCAAGGTCAACGAGCAAAGGTACACACATCCGTATCAAATGTACTCACTCCAAAAAGTATTTATAGGCGAAACCAAAGAGCCAGATTGGACAGGTAAACACGCCCATATTATGACGACCAAGTTAGACGGTGCCGCTGTTTCTTTGACATATATAGACGGGAAGCTACATCAAGCACTTACTAGGGGAGATGGTAAACAAGGACTAGACATTACTAATAAGATGTCCTTTCTTGTGCCTAACGATATTTCTATCGAAGGACTAGTCCAGATCACAGGAGAGATTGTAGCTCCCAAGTCTATACCTAATGC